TGATGATATTTGTGTAGTTAGAGTTATTGGCTGTATGTTTAAAGATATTAGAGGAACATTAGCAGATTTACCTTCATTTATGGTTTCTTTGAGAGGTTATATAAATAACGTAGAAGTAAATGTTTTGGATGAAACATTACCAATTACTGTCATGCACAATCTGACAAATTACGTTGTTAAACGACCTTTAAAATATGATTTAAAGGAACATTATAAAGGATTATGTGGGTGTCCTTTGGTATTAACCATTAATAAGCAAACTGTATTTGCTGGTTTACATACTGCAGGAACAGATAGCACTATTGTTTATGCTACAAGAGTTAGTAAAAAACAAGTATTAGAAGCTATTAAAAACATAAGAGAGAATTCTCTGTTAGCTCCTGTATTTTCAGAAGGTGCATTACGTTTAGTACCGGGTACTTCTATAGGAAAAATTAGTACTAAAAGTCCTTTGTTATTTGAGGACGTTAGAGGATTGAATGTAGCAGGATCTATTGTTCCTTACAAAAATGTAACACCTCGTACTACTATTATACCAAGTCCTCTTTTGGGACATATTAAAGATCTTATAGGTGAGAATCCATATTTACCTAATGGTGAATTAAAATATTTACCACCCATGATGAGATCTAAACGTATAAATGGTAACTTCATTTCACCAAGTAATATTTGGATGAAAAAAGTAGGCGTTGTTAAAATGCCTCTTCATGTAGAGATAATGGAGAAAACTGTTTATCATTTGACTACTCATCTTATAGATAGATTGAGGCAAAAAGGTATTACACATTTAACACCTTATCCACTATCTGTAGCTCAGAATGGATATCCTGAGAACATACATATTCGTGCTATGAAAAATAGTACTTCTGGTGGATTTTTACTACCAGGTAAGAAGAGTAAATATAATACTCCTATATCTTACGATTTTAAAAGTGATTCTGTTGAACCTAAATTTGAGATAGTAGAACAAGTCTTAGAGACCTATGCGTCTTATTATAAAAATGAGAATGCTCATACTATTGTTGGTGCACAAATGAAAGATGAACCTAGACCATATGATAAAGTCAAAAGTGGTAAAACTAGAATATTTGCAATGTCATCATATGATTCAACTCTTGTTCAAAGATCTATTTTAATGCCATTTTATGCTTTAATGTGTTCTGAAAGGGACTCATTTTGTACTAAAGTAGGTATTAACATGCATTCGTCAGAAGCCGATGAAATGTATCATAAACTAAAAGAATTTTCACCCTATATAATGGAAGGAGATTATGGTGGATATGATACTAGTATGCCTGTAGGAATTGGTTTGATTACTAATAGTGTGGTGACTCAAATTCTTAAGAAATTAGGTTATAATGAAAGTGCTCTTAATAAAGCAGAAGGTATACTTAGTGATAATTTATTTCCAACCGTTTGTATGGAAGGAAATGTTTTTATTGCACCAGGATTTCAACCTTCAGGTAAGTATGCTACAGCGGAGGACAATTCTCTTCGAGGATTAGTTCTTTTGTATTATGCATTCATTTGTATGTGTACGCCTGATGGCATAGATCATCCTGCTAATTATACAACAGATTTCAAAGCGAGAGATTTCTTTGATTTATTGCTTCCTATAACATATGGAGATGATATGTTGTGTGGAGTTAAACCTGTTTTAGCAAGATATTTTAATAATATTACATATTGTTATTTTGTTGAAACAGTCTATAAGATGGAGTTTACTTCATCTGATAAGACTGAACAGCAACATGCTTTCATAGATATAGATTCTATTTCCTTTTTAAAAAGGAGATTTGTACATAATAAAATGTTAGGAAGAATTGTGGCTCAATTAGATATGGAGTCACTTGTGAAAAGTTTGATGTATATATTACCTTCTAAGGAAGTTAGTTTAGAAACGCAGATAGTTGAAACTTCAGCGTCTGCATTGCGCGAAATATTTTTTCATTGTGATTCACCAATTCACTATGAAGTATTTCGTGCCAATTTTGTGATTCGTGTGACGGAAGTCACAGGATTTAAAAAAGAAGATGTTGAGAATTTTTTCCCAACAGGTAACCAACTTCTAGATCAATATTTCTAAGTTACCAAAATACGTTAGTTCAGCTCAAGCCGTCGCGTTAAACGGAAGGCAGCACATGCAAGTAATATACTGGAACTCACTTACTTGATCTCGTTTAAAGAACGAGTTCTTCAGGAATTGCATGGTTAATTGGAGGTTTATTTAAACCTACTATGATAATATCAGTGCCAACCCATGTCGTGTGGGAATAGACAGATTTATCAACGAGCGTCGCCTATGGATTAATACTACCTAGGCATTACGTATTTAGTATTGCAACAACAAATATTTTTAAAAAACAAACGGAAGATGATTTGTCTGATAACATGTATCAGAGTTTTACTCTTCAATATCTTTTGGACAGGCCACATCTCAATGATGTGCCTGCTACTAAAAAACAGTATAATAGGGCTGTACAAGTTAAGTCTCGAGAAGCTGACAAAAAGTTCACTGAAGATCTTAAGAAACGACGTCAAGAAGTACGTAATGAAAGAAAGATTTCGTCTGAATCAACTTTTACTACTTCT